GCTTAAACATCTGATTTGGATGCAATGGAGGTTAACTTCTTGTCTGAAAGATGTGTATGTACTTTAGGTGCTAACAACTTCGTATTATTCCGTTTCGGATAATATATAGTTTAAATATTACAGGGGGACATCAACGTCCCTCTGTATATTTTTTTAAAAATTAAATTAAATTAAATATTTTATAAAATGGCAAAGACAACATCCGTAGACAAAGTCTACAAATTATTAATAGGAAGTCCACTCTCATATAGTTTAGCATCAAGAAATCAATCAAGATTCCCCTTAATGTGGTATGATGAAGACAAAAATCAAAACAGACCTTTAAGATATGCGGTAAACCAAAAGTCACCTTTCGAGGATGAACAAGATGGTAATGCTATCGTAGAACCAATCATATTCGAAGATGGATTCTTAGCTGTCTCAAAAACCAATCCTGTGCTACAGGAGTTTTTACATTATCACCCTTTGAACGGAAAAGTGTTCTCAGAAGTAGATGAGAAGAAAGAAGCAGAAGAAGAAGTTGCAGATATGAATGTAGAAATTGACGCATTAATTGCGGCAAGAGAACTTTCTATGGAACAAATAGAGACACTAACAAGAGTTATGTTTGGTAAAGACCCTTCAATCTATCCTACGGATATATTAAGAAGAGACATTTTAGTTTATGCTAGAAACGAACCAAGAGACTTTTTAAACATATTAAACGACCCTGAACTTCAATTTCAAGCTAAGGTACGTTTGTTCTTTGAGAATAAGTTATTAGCTCTTAGAAACAACGACAGAGAAGTTTGGTTTAATACATCTACTAACAAGAAAAAAATGTTATCTATACCATTCGGAGAAGAGCCTTACGAAATGGTAGGTCACTTCCTTAGAAGCGATGAAGGTATAGACTCATTAAAGATGTTAGAAGCTATACTTGAATAAAAATTCGTTTTTTAATTATTAAGAAAAGGGGCACGTATTGTGTCCTTTTTTTTTATGTATATTTGTAAAAAAGATTTAAAATGATAAACCAAGTTAGAAATACAGTATTGTCCGTTCTAAATAAGAACAATTACGGATATATTTCTCCTTCAGACTTCAATTTATTCGCAGAGAATGCTCAAATGGAGATATACGAGGAGTATTTTAGCAGCTACAATAAAGTAATAAACTCAGAGAATGCAAGAGGTTCAGGTACAGATTATGCAGATATAGAGGCTCCTTTAGCTGAGACTTTAGAAACTTTTTTAGTTACTAATTATTTATCTAATATATCAGGAAGTGCATACTCAGCACCTTCTCTTGTAACTACCGGAAACACAGCTTATTATATTTTAAAGGTATTATGTCACTCAGGTGTATTAGTTCAAGGAACAAATAGTGCTGTATCGGCAAATGAGCTTATATGTTCTTCAGGTCAGTTCACTACTTGGGGAATAGTTCCTGACGATATTGTTGTGAATTTAAGTTCTAACCAAGCAGCTAAAGTTACTTCTGTTTTTTCAGATACAATAATAAATTTAGATAAAGACATATTTACATCTACACCTCAGAATTTTGCCGTAATATCTCAAGCAGCAAAAGAAGCTGACAAAGTTAGCGTTGGTAAAATAACAATGTTAAATAGTTCTTTATTGACTAAACCAAATCTTTTATACCCTTCTTATACTTTAGAGGGGGATAAAATAAAAATATACCCTACAACTATAAATTCTTATGGTCAGGTTGAGGCTATTTACTTTAGACATCCTTTACCTCCAAAATGGACTTATATTTCATTAACAAACGGAGAGCCTGTATTTGACCAATCACAATCTGATTATCAAGACTTTGAGCTTCCTGAAGAAGATGCTTATAAATTGGCTACAAAAATACTTGAGTATTGTGGTATGTCGATACGTGAGACAGAGGTTACACAATTTGGTATGCTTCAACAATCACACGAACAACCTACATTTAGTGTTCAACAATAAACTTAAAACAATATGGCATATTTATCGCAATATCAATACTATGACAATAATGGTAATCAACCCGAGAATGAGAATTGGGGTTCTTACCAATATATTAGTCTTGAAGATGTAGTAAACAATTACTTATTAATGTACTCAGGAAACCATTCCTTGGTAAACAATGAAGAGAGATATAAGATTATCTTTCACGCAAAGCGTGCTGTTCAGGAGTTAAACTATGATGCGTTCAAAGAAATCAAAGTATTAGAACTAAGTGTTACTGATTCTTTGAGATTTGTATTGCCTTCAGATTATGTGAATTGGGTAAGAATTTCATTATACAAAGATGGTTGGTTAAGACCTTTGACAGAAAACATTCAAACGCTTTCTTCAAATGCTTATCTTCAAGACCAAAAGGGTAATATTTTATTTGACCAAAATGGAAATATTCTTGAACCTCAATACTCTGATATTGACTACGATAGACTACATCGTTCAAAGAAAAGCATTTACCTAAATAGAGGTAGCCAATTTGATGGAATGGAAGGATGGAATTACAATGGAAATTGGTATTTTGAAGTGGGAGTTCAAACTCACTTTGGTTTAAATACAGAGACTGCAAACTTTAACCCGACTTTTAATATTGATAAAAAAGCAGGTGTTATTAATTTTGATTCAGGTATGGCCGGAGAATTATGTATTCTTGAGTATGTATCTGATGGAATGGAAGGCGGAGATGATTCTTCTGTAACAGTAAACAAGTTATTTGAGAAATATATTTACGCTTATATTACTTATGAGATTTTAAATTCAAAACTTGGAGTTCAAGAGTATATTGTTTCTCGAGCAAGAAAAGAAAAATCAGCTTTATTAAGAAATGCAAAAATAAGAATTAGTAACATTCATCCTGGAAGACTATTGATGAATTTAAGAGGAATGGATAAGGTAATTAAATAGTATGGCAAATATAACAAGAAATTTTATAGCGGGAAGAATGAATAAAGTCGTTGACCAACGACTACTTCCTGATGGAGAATATGTTGACGCTATGAACATCAGAATGGGTTCTACAGAGAACGCTGAGGTTGGTGTTATAGAGAATACTAAAGGTAATTTACCTTTGACGTCTTTGGCCTATATTGATGGTACTCCTTTGAGTGTAGATGCAAGATGTATTGGAGGTATTGAAGATAGCGCTAATGAAACTATTTATTGGTGTGTACACGACCCTAGTTTCTCTATTGGAGCAACAGGCAAGTTAGATTTAGTGGTGTCATTTAATGTAAACACATCTATTTTAAAATATCACATCATTAGTATTAATGATGGTAATGGAGTAAATACAACACTTAATTTTAATCCTTCATATTTAATAACAGGTATTAATATTATTGGTAATTTATTATTTATCACAGATGATTATAATCCTCCAAGACAAATAGATATAACTAAAGGATATGCAAATCCTGTAGCTAATATAGACCAATTTAGTGCAGAATCTATTCTTGTTATTAAAAAACCACCTGTAGAGTCGCCTACTGTAGAATTGATAAATACAAGTGGACAAGAGAATTATTTGCAAGAAAGATTTATTTCTTTTGCATATAGATATGAGTACGACAACGGTCAGTACTCTGCTACCTCTCAGTGGTCCGATATTGCATTTATACCAAATCCTTTTGAATTTAGTATCAATAGTATGCTTAATGAAGGTATGACTAATTTCTGCAACACAGCTATAGTTAGTTATAACTCAGGAGGGCCATTAGTTGTTGGTATTGATTTGCTTTTCAAACAATCAAACAACAACATAATTAAAATTATTGAGAAAATAAATAAAGCAGACGCAGGTCTTGCTGATAATCAAGTATATCAATTTTCTTTTAATAATAGTAAAATATTTACTGTTTTAAGTGAAGCAGAGATACTTAGACTTTATGATAACGTTCCTTTACTTTCAAAAGCTCAAACCATTATGGGTAATAGGCTTATGTATGGAAACTACGTTGAGGGATATGATTTGTTAGATAAGTTTGGTACACCTGTTAAATTAGAGTATAGAGCTAATTTAGTAACAGAAGAGATTGGTTTAATAAATATACCTGACAATACACAGACAGGTGATTATGCAATAGACGGTCCATTATCTGTAAATAACTCAATTGTTTATATAGATTTAGCAGGCGTTAGTCTTGTGGCAGGTTCGTTTATTACTTTAACTATAAACTTTACTCATAATTCATTTTCAGGAACTCTTTCACCTCCTTCTGAAACAACTAATAATACAGAGGTTGCATTTGACTTTTTCTTGAATGCAGACTATAGCTCTGTGTATGCTTTAGCTTCAAGTGTTGAATTTCAGGAAGCTGTAGGTACCGCTGCTAATATACTTCCTGTTTACGACCCAACACCGGGAGCTGAAACATCTTGTGATGGAATCACTTTTACAGATGCGTTTAACTGTATCTTACCAAATAATTTAGATTCTTTACAGAAATACGGGAGTGGTATTACGGGGATAAATCAACCTATAAAAATAATAACAACTCCTTCAAGTACAGAGATTGGATTTCAAATATGCGCTATGAAGTATGTTGATAATCCAACAACTCCTACAGGTTTTGTATATGAATATTATGAAATAACTTATGCTGACGCTGCTTTTCAAGAAATAGGAAATCCAAGAAGCTTGCATAGTAATAGAGGATATGAAATTGGTATTGTGTATATGGATGATTTTAATAGAGCTTCTACAGCTTTAGTAAGTCCTAATAATGCAATACATATATCTTGCGGACTTTCTGCAAATAAGAACTCAATACAAGTAGTTATACCACCTACTCAAAGAGCTCCTTATTGGGCTAAACGATATAAGTTTGTTATCAAACCTGATGAAGAAAATTATGAGACAATATACTCTAATCTATTCTTCACAGACCCTGATACAAATGCTGTTTGGTTTTACTTGGAAGGAGAGAATACTAAGAAGGTAGAGGTTGGAGATAAATTAATAGTTAAAGCAGATACAGACGGGCCAAAAACAAATTGTGCTTATGCTACTGTTTTAGATAAACAAGCCCAGGCTTCAGGATTTATAGACCCTGTTGGAGATGTAACAGTTCCTGCAGGATTGTATATAAAAATCAATCCTAATAGCTTCTCTGCTGTTCTTGACCCTAACGCTATAGTTAACTTAGGAGAGCAAAAAGTATGCGCTCCAAAAGGAGGAAATTTTGCTATATCAACATATACTGTAAATATAAATAAAGGTGCAGGATTTGACCCGTTACATCCACTTTGGGAATACGAAGATTATAGTGTTCCTGCAGGTAGTATTATTAATTTAAGTTTAGATTGGGATAGAGCAGGTGTTGGAAACTCTTGTGAGAGAAGAGGTTATAATTTTGAAAGAAGATTAACTTCTTCATCCAATTATGATAACTTTATTGATTGGTGGAACGGAGATAATGTTGCTGCTTTATTAAGCACAGGAACATCTAAGGATGGAGATACAGAATTAGAATATATACCTACTAATGGAATACTTACTCTTACAGATGCTACAATAATGTACCTTCAGTTTTATAGAGACCCTGTTACAAACAGGTTATCTCTTCAATTGTCAACAGGTAAAAGTTGTACAGGAGTAGGTTATCCAAACTCAAGAAAGTATTGTGTAACATCTAAGGTTGAAGTATTTAGAGCTTTAGATTTGATTATATTCGAGACAGAACCTCAAGATGCTTTGCCTGATATATTCTTTGAAAACAATTTATCTTTTGGTATTGATTCAAATGGAAACCATTTAGGTAACGTTCAGAACCAATCAAGTACTGTTCCGGCAATAGTTGATACTGAGTTCTTTAACTGTTTCTCTTTTGGTAACGGAGCTGAGAGCTATAAAATAAGAGACTCAATCGTAGGAAAAAGTTTTAATTTTGGAGAAAGAGTTACTACTGTTGCTGAACAAGATTATAAAAGAGCTGATAGATTCTCAGATATTACCTATAGTGGTAATTACAATCAAGAGACTAATGTAAATAGACTAAACGAGTTTAACAAAGGATTATCTAACTATAAAAACTGTGAGGCTTCTTTTGGAGAAATATCTATATTAGATGGAAGAGAGACTGATGTGCTTACTTTACAAGAGGATAAAATATCTTACGTTTTAGCGGGTAAAAATTTATTGTCTGATGCAAGTGCTGGAAATATAGTTACAGCGACTCCTGAGGTATTAGGAACGCAAATAGCACGTACTGAGAAGTATGGTATTAGTTTTAATGCTGAGAGCTACGTTCAGTGGGGTTACGATAGATATTTTACAGATGTAAAAAGAGGTGCTGTTATTCAAATAAAAGGAGATTCATTTCAGAGTGACCAATTAGTTGTTATATCAAACCAAAATATGAGAACTTGGTTTAGAGATACTTTTAATGATTCATTCAACACTCAAAAACTCGGAGGATTTGACCCTTATATGAATGAGTATGTGTTGAGTACTAATGATGTATTGCTGCCTGTAAATACACAATGTACAAGATGTGGTATCAATCAAACATTTACGTTAAGCATTGACCAAGAGGTATCTAAAACATTTACTTACTGTGTTGACTTAGGCCCTACAGTTGGATATACTGATATTTCTTGGATATTTTCAGATATTGAAGAAGGTAAGACTCTTGATGTAAGTGTTATTTACGATGGCACAACAGTAAGCTCAGGACCTATAGATGCTGATGGTCAAATCACATTTAATAAAGATAATATATTAGTTGAAACAGCAGAGATAACTCTTACTTATACAGGGGATATGACCGTTACTGTTTTGGCGGATTGTTGCAATACTGCTACTTTAAATATTGTAGAGGTTGTTCTTACTAATGATTCAGAAGCAGACCAAACTATACATACTCAATACAGATATACTGATGGAGCTTTTGTAGGTCCGTTACTATCTAACCTAGTTGTATTTGGTTCAGGAAGTGCTACACCTCTTGTTTCAAGATACAATATAACTACAGGTTTTGTTGGGACAGGAGGATTCCCTACTGATGGTAGCACCGTTACGCTATCTACTAATAAAATAACACCTGATACTTATGATTTTAATATTGCTCAAGATAAGTTTAAATTCCTTAGAAGCTCTGTGCTTTATGAAAACAATAATACAGATATTCAAGCTTTATTAAGTGACCCTTCAACAACAACTATTACACCAAATTTAGGAACAAGTCCATTGTTTTATGCAAACTTTGTGCTTCCTGCGGCAGGAGATTACCTGTATTTAATTTGGGATTTAAGAGACTCTATATTAACTGAGTTATGTTTTGCAGCTACAGCTATAGATGCTTGTTGTGATTGTGTTTCAAGTTATTATTACTTAAATGCTTCTTTTGAAAGCTCAACATCTATATTTACAGATGCAAATATGACTACATTTGCTGCAAATGGATTCTATTCTTTTGGAGGAACTGTTAGAGAGTTAGTTGATGGAGCATTATTACCTATTCAAACTTGCGCACCTTGTAGTGTTGAAGTACTTTTGTGTTACGGTTCAGATGCAAATGATATTTGCTGTAATTGTACTGAGTCTTGTCCGACTCCTTATAACACTTACCTTGTAAGTAACACAGTTGCATCAACGGTACTTGTTGGATTCTATAATCAAGATGGTTACTATCAAGAGGTAGTTATATATAAAGACACTATTGATTATCCAATCTGTAGTATTGGAGCTCCAACTTGCAGCAATCCATTGGTTGCAGCAACAATAACATTCAGCTCTTGTGGTTGTGAAATATAATTAAAATATGGCAATAAATTCAACTTTTTACTTAAATGCGGCTGATTTAGCAACAGCGACAGCCGTATATTTAGATTCAGCGTTGTCTCTAATAGCTCCTGATGGATTTTATGGAGACGGAACAATATCAAGACAGCAGTCATCAGGAATACTTTTGACTGCTAGTGCTTGTCCTAGTTGCGGAACACCTTGCGGTACTGCTATAGCAGGAAGCGGAGGTACAGGTTTGTATCTTTTAAATTCAGATACAGGAAGTACTCCATCAGACATAGGGGCTATAATTATTAAATTTGACCCTCAGAATGTACCTGATGGTATAAAAGTAGATTACAATGGAAGCACTTACAATACTTTAAGCTCTCCTGTAGATGGTCTACATAAAAGTACTGACCCAACAGGATTTACTATTGTAGGTAATTCAGCATCTGATTGTGGATTAGCAGGGGTTATAACTAATATACCTGCGGCTACTGAATATTTATATAATGGAACTTCTTTTGTTGCAACAGGAAACACTCAAAGTATAACCATAAATCCGGGAGATGTAGACTTAGGTCCTTCCTCTCCAGGTGAGTGCGTTATGGTGATACCAAAAACAACAGCAACTCCAAATATAATAAACTTTAAGATGTTAGGCCCTTGTGGTAGTACTGCTTGGACTATAGATGTATCTTGCCCTGATTTGTTACCTTCATTCTCAGGTTCTACAGAATATGGTTCATCATCAATACCTTGTGGTACATCATTAACTCAAACATATTATTTTGCAAAAGTACATACGGATGCAGATAGTTATGTAGGACTATATGATTATATATTTTTAGATGCTTTTGGGTCTGCTCCTTTGTCTGATGGTCATTACTTGAGTAATAATGTAGCAGGAGGAAACAAAGTAATAGAGGTAAAAGAAGGAATAGTAATTGCAATAACAAACTGTGTATAATTATGGAATATACGTTATCATATAGCGAAGGAGTAGCCGGGTGGGTTTCTTTTTACTCTTATTATCCTGAGTGGATGATTGGAATGAATAATTATTTTTACACATTTAAAGGTGGTAATATGTATAAGCATAATGTAAATGCTTCACGTAATACATTCTACCAACCTTGGTGGACTAGATTAGGGCAACCTTTAGGTGCCTTTACACCAACTTCTATTCAGAGTGTATTCAATAACTCAGCGCTTGAGAATAAGTTATTTAAAACCATTAATTTAGAAGGAGATGCACCTTGGGGAGCTACATTACAAACAGACCTACAAGTATCAGGATTCATTGACTTATCTTGGTTTGAAAAGAAAGAAGCCTCTTATTATGCTTTTGTTAGAAATAATACTATTGGAGAGTTTGCTCTTAGAAGTTTAAATGGTATTGGTAACAGTATTACTGTAGATGATGCAGGAACAACTGATACTGCAATTAATTTCAGTATATCTCCATTAATATCTATTGGAAGCATTATAAGTGTGGGTGATTATGTTTATTTTGGACATCCAACACCTAGCTTTGCAGGTAAAGTTAAATCTATAAACGTTGACTTACCAAATGGTTTAAACCAAATTATTATAGATAACGCAATGTTTAGTCCTGTGTCGGTTCCGATACCATCTGATGTAAACTTTTTCTTCTACGTTAAGAACTCAGTTGCTGAGTCTCACGGAGTTTTAGGGCATTATTGCACCTTTACTTTACAAAATAATTCAACTAGTAAAATAGAATTATTTTCAGTTGAATCAGAAGTTATGAAAAGTTTCCCTTAATTTTATTATCTTTGTCTCTGTATGGAACTAACTATTAGACAACTTAACGAGACTGACTACCAAGAAATACTTGTTGATTGGTGGAAACAATGGGGTTGGACGGCTCCTGAGAAAGATTTTCTTCCTGATAATGGAATGGGAGGCTATATAGTTTATGATGAAGAAACCCCTATCTGTGCAGGATTTATTTATATAACCAACTCAAGAGTAGCTTGGGTTGATTGGATAGTATCGAATAAAGATTATAGAGAAAAAGAAAAAAGAAGAGAAGCAATAAGATTACTTATAGAGTCTCTTACAAATATTAGTAGAATGTCAGGCAGTAAATATGCCTACGCTTTAATAAAAAACAACAGTTTAATCAAAACGTATGAGGACTTGGGTTACACTAAAGGAGATTCATACACAAGTGAAATGATAAAATTATTATAAAATGGGAGTAGCAACAGCAATAGCGATAGGCGGTTTAGCAGTTTCAGGAGCATCTACCGCAATGTCATTTGTTCAATCAAGTGCACAAAAAGGAAAGCAAAGAGAGGCTGAAGCGGCAGCTGCAGCTGCAATGGCGGCAGCTCGTAAAAAACTTGAAATAAACTACGCAAAAGAAAGGTCTATACAAAAAGAACCTTACGAACTTGCTAGAGAAGCTATGATTTCATCAGGAGCACAAGCTATTCGAGCCGGTCAAGAATCAGAAAGAGGTGCCGAAACCACAGCAGGTAAAGTTCAGATGGCTATGAATCAAGGTCAAGCTGATATTAGAGGTACTATGGGTCAAGAGTTAACTGATATTAATAAAGATATTATTAATGAAAATAGTAGACTTAGAGACTTAGGTGTGCAATTAGATTTAGGCGAAGCAGAAGGAGCTCAATTAGCAGCGAGAGATGCTCAAGAAGCGTCTACAGCAGCTATGAGTGAAGGGTTTCAAGGATTAGCATCTACTGCTCAGCAAGGTTTAGATTTTGTTAATTTATATCAAAAAGTCCCACCTACTGCAATTACTCCCGGACCTGCTCCAACAAACCCTTTACCGGGTACAGAACAATCTTACGGACCTGCGGGTGTAAATTGGAATCCTATGGTTCAAAATCCATACGGAACGTTACCTACACAAGGTCCTCAATTGCCTCAAACAGGAGGAGCTTACGGACCTGCGGGTGTGAATTGGAATCCTAGCGCTCCAAATCCACTTTACGGACCTCAATTACCTCAAGTAGGAGGGGCTTATGGTCCTGCAGGCACAAATTGGAGTGGAGTTGGTTATTAATAATAATAAATAAGATATGGCAGGTACATACTATAAATATGCAGAAAGAGATGCCGACTCACAGATAAATTGGGCTGAAGTTGGTAAAGGATTGAGCGATATGCTCTCTGAAACTAATCGTGTAAGAGAGGAAAAGAAAGCTGCTTTAGATGAAGCTCAGCGTGAGACGATGAAATATCTTGCCGAAACTCCTAATGGAGAGCATACCGGAGCAAGAACATCTATATTAAATTATGCAGATACCGCATCAAATACTTTAAGATTAGCTGACCAACAATTAAAAAGCGGTCAATTAAGTCCTAAAGATTATATGATACTTAGACAAAATATAATTGATGGTACTAATCTTGCGTTCAATGCAAATAAATCTTATCAAGAGAATTGGAGTTTAACCAAAGAAAGAGAAAGAGACGGAATCAGCTCAGGTTTAGAACCTGAGAATTGGGCTGAAGTTGAAGGCTTTGGAGATTGGGGTAACATTGGTTGGCATATAGCTCCTGATGGAACTGTTATGGCAGGTAAAATGGTAGAAGAAGAGATTGATGGTAAAAAGGTAAGAACCTTGGATAAAACTCCAGGAGGATTAAGAAGTATGGATTACCTAAACCAAGCTATCTTAGGTAGAATAGATAGATACGACTACCAATCTAAAGTAAAAGGCTTTGTTGATAATTTAGGTAAAGAAAAGAAAGTAACCGTTGCTCTTGGTAGAGTAGGGGCTCAAGGTTTATCAAAAAGTATTGATGATATTACAAGAAGAACAGATTTAGACCCTGAGACTAAACAAATTTTGTTTGACTTTAAGAAAGCAGAAGATGAAAAAGTTAAAGAGATTGCAGGAACTAATTTAGATTCAGCAAGAATACTTTTTGACAGCGCTATAACGGCTCCTAATATGCAGCCTTATAAAATTACAACTGACCCTAGTGAAGCTAAAAAAGGAAACAATTACATATTAAAAGTAGTTGACCCTAGTTCAGGAGGATTTACATACCAATTAACAGAGGCTCAGAAAAAAGACGCTCAAGAGTTTGTTAGAGCCAATATGAGAGCTCAGTACAATTATGAAGAAGACGCTCAAGTAGTAGGTCAACTTGATGAGACTGCCGCTGCAAAAGCAAGAGCTGCTTATATGTATGGCTCAGGAGATAAAGATACCCCACCACCTGTTCAGGGAGGAGAAATTCTTGTAGTAAAAGGAACTGATTCCAAAGGAAATAAAGTTCCTACAGGAGTATCTCAAAAATTAAAAAATGCAGTGATTAAAGAAATAGCAGGTATAGAGAATGAAATTACTGATATAGGATATAATAATAAAACAGGAGCTCTTGAAATTGTAGGATACCAATCATCAGGAGAGACGTCTTCAGGAGTAGAAACAGATATAAATGATAAAACTGAAGAAGGAAAAAAATCAAAAAAAATAGGAACAGGTAAAAAGGGTTCAAAAGTTGCTAAAAAAATAGCATTTAGAGGTAATAGCGATATAAATGCAGGTCTTATGTCGGCAATTATAACGGAAATACCTAATCCAAGTAGCAAAGAAGGATATAACTTTAGAGATATTGCAGAAGCAAAAGCTTACTACAAAGGAGAATATCTAAAAGCACGCGGGAATAGCGGGAACTCAGGGGTGAATTATATTGTAAAATAAAACTTAAATATATATAAAAATGGATGAAGAAGTAATCAACGATTTATATTCAAGAGCGAAATCAAAAGGCTATCAAAAAAATAGAGAAGAATTTATAAAACTTTTACATAATGATTCTGAAGTAATGAATGATATGTATTCTTATGTAAAGGCTAAGGGATACAAAAAAGACATTAATTCATTCTCTAGTCTAGTTGGTAAAGGTGAAGCTAAGCCTGAAGCTGCTCCTGCTCAAAAAAAAAAATTCGCTTTGGACTTGTCTTCGGAACCTGGTTCATCGGTATCGCCAAAATCTACTAATCCACAAAATGTTATGCTTACTCTTGACCAAAATGGTCTTGAGAAAGCTATGGCTAAAAGGCAATCTGTACCTACAGATATGTCAGGGAAACCTATATTCAATCCTGAAAAAGCTTCAAAAGCTAATAAAGTAGTTCAAGAATTAGATAAGAGAAATCAAGAGACTACAGCTGAAAAGAAAAAATATGGAGATATATTTGATAAACAATTAAATATAAAACCAAATGTAGCAGATAATAAATATCTAAACGAGAGATTATCTTCCATCAATACTAATTTGATGAATAACACAGAAGATAATGTTGTAGAAGAGATGAAATATCAATTTGGGGACTTAGGCTTTAAATTTGAGACTACAGGAGCTCTTGGAGATTATATGACTGTAAAAGCTCCTAATGGAAAATCTAAAGAAGTATCTTTAGATAATTTATTAGATAGCAAATCTACAAAGCAAGCTGAAGAATTAAAAAAATTCATAAAAGATAATACTCCTGCTAAGGGGCTTTTTGTTCTTGAAAAAACTATGAAAGAGCAAGATAGAAAGTTTAATTCAGAAGCACAGGTAGATGATTATGTAAAAGTTATTGCTAATGAAGCCACAAGCTTAAATGCTAAGCAAAAACAATTTTTAGCAAAAAAATCAGAACTTGAAAAACAATACGCAAATTTAAGTAATACTCCTGATAATTTAAGAAATACTCAGGAATTTATAAATAAAGTAAAAGAATTAGACAATAAAAAAATAGCTCTTGATTCTGAAATGAAATCAATTCTTCAAGAAGAAGATAAGATAAAACAAAAAGGTAAAAAATTAGACACTGCTGTTGCTAAATATTCTATAACGAAAGCAAAGCAAGGTAGTTGGGGAGGAGGTATTTGGAATGCAATACTTGAAGGTTCAGATGCTATTAATGCAGGGTCTTCTGATTTAACTATTGATTTTTTAGCAGAAGTTCGTCCTAATGAAAAAATGCTAAGTGTAGATGAATTAAATAAACAGGCTTTAGTTATCTCTAAAAAATTAAACATAAAAGGTCCTTCAGAAGGTCAAAGTTATGATGATTGGAAAAAATCACTTACAGAAACAAATAAAGATTATGTAGAAGATGAGATTGATGACTATGTTAAGAAAAGCATTAAAAAAGAAACAATTCCAATTATTAGAGTAGCAAATAGAGATGTGTTTGGAGATACTCAAACTACAAAACAATGGGCTAGCTTAAAAGAAAAAGATTTTTGGGGAGGAGCTATCTTAGGAGTTTCTAAATCATTGCCAGCAATGATTGGAGGTTCAGGTCCGGCAGGTTGGGCTCAAAGAACAGCTCAAATGTATGCTCAAATATCTGACGGTTTATCTAAAGAAATGGAGAGTAACCCTGAGTTTGATAATATTTCAGAGAATGAAAAACTAGCCGTTACTATGCCTATTGGTATAGTTGCTGCTACATTAGAAGAGTTAGGTTTTAGAAATTTAAAAAGTAGTCAAGGTTTAATCAATAGAATAACCTTAAATGTTTTAGGTAAAACAGGAAGAGGAGTTACTGCTAAAACTTTCAGAGAATTAGTCGAAAATGAAGTAGATGGTATGTTAGCAAAAGGAGCACTTACTCTTACTGCTGCGGGTGCGTCTGAGTTTGAAACAGGTGCTGCTCAAGAATTGGCAGAAACAAAGTTTAAAGATGTTTACAATTTGATTAAAGGAAAAGAAATGTTCAAGACTCCTGACTCAATATCTGACTTAGTACAGAATGTAGTTGTAGCAGGAGCTCAAGAAGCTGTTGGTGGTTTTGTTTTAGGTACACCTTCTGCTGTAAGTGCTGCATATTCTGAAAAAGGATTTTTAAAAATGGATGACGCTACGTTTGAAACATTCGCTAATATGGCTAATGATGAAAAAATGCAAAGTGCATACATTACAAGCTTAAAAAGTAAAATAACAAATGGAGAGTTGACTGTAGCTCAAGCTAAAGAACAATTAAATAATTACAGAAATTCAGTTGGTTTATTTAGACAGCTACCCGATAATCTTGATACTGCACAAAGAAAAGAAGCTATGAATCTTTTGAAAGAAAAGAAAGATTTAGAGAATTATGTTGAAGGAAAAGACCCTGCGTTAGTTGTAAAACAAAAAAATAGAATTACAGAAATAAATGATTCATTAACTAAATTAAGTGAAGCAGATGCCATTCAAGAGCAAAGCACAACAGAGATTCCTGTTCAGTCAGAAGCCGGAATTAGCGAAACAGTGGAGACAGGAGTATCCGAAACAAAACCTGAAGTCATTACCGAGCAGGTTACGCAAGAAGAAGTAACTGCACCGCAAACTATCATCGAGGAGCCAACAGCTCCTATATCTGAAGCATTAAATGATGCAGCAGGTGTTTATGTTTATGATGGAAAGAAAGGTCAGTTAACTACAATAGGTCAAACTGTTGTATTAGAAACTCCTACAGAAATAATCGACTTAGGTAATGTTGACGAATTAGCTGATAGCACATTGGCTGATTTCGGCATTCAAAAAGAAGAAGAACTAGATATTACATTGAACGAGGATAATAGTGTGAATGTAAGCGGTAAAACATATTTGAATAACTACAGCAGTCCTGATGCTGCAATAAACCAAGATAAAGATGGTAACTACAGTGTTACACTTGATACTGAGGATGGTCAAAAAAGAACATTCAGAGGTCAACAAGCGGACCAAATAGTTTACCAAATGAAACTTAAAGACTTTGAACAAAATGGAACAGATGAACAAATTGAACAAGCAAACGAGCTCGCAGACGAGGCTATCAGAATTGAAGAAGAAGTTAGACAGCCTTCCGCTGAGCGAGAGGGTAAAACTACTAGAAAAGCTAAGCGTAAGCAAAGAACTTTAAAACAACCTAAAGAACCTTTAACTAAAGCTGAGAGAGAAGCATTACAACCTAATGTTGAAATAACTCAAGAGGCACCTATAGAAAAACCAATAAAAGAAGCGGCTACTGTTCAATCAACTCTTGTTGATGTTAAGGCAGAAGAATCTGCTGTTACGGAAAGTCCTACTGTTAAATACGAACAAGATATTGCTAATGAAATATACGATAGAGCTGATAATGAAAATTCTAAATTACGTAAAAATATAGATAGTGATTCTCCTAAATTAGAGTATGACGGAGATAACGAGTCTATTAAAAAAGAAATAGAAAGATATAATAGACTAACAAGAAAGATTGAAGAAGATGGGTCTTTTTCAAATAGATACGCTTATGGTCTTATATTGAAGTTAATAAGAAGAGGTATTGATACTAACAATACAAGAAAATTAACTAATGCATTAAGAAAGGCTGACCTATTTTATGGATACTCAAGAGAAATGCAGGGCGGAAATAACTTTACTACACTTATAAGTGATTCAGATAAATTTATAGCTGATTCATATTACGTGGTTGAAGATAAATTAGCAGCTACAAAAATACTAACTAAGCTTGCTAAAGAGTTAGGCATAGAAGTAGCAAGTGCGGATACAGAGGCAAATAGAAAAGTAGAAAAAATAAAATCAAAAGAAAATAATACTAAAGACCTACTTGATTTAGATACCAAGGATAAAGACAGTCTTAATAGAGTACTTGAATATTTAGATAGAGCTGATAAATCTTTGGATTTAGACCCTAATGAACTTAATGATGTTACAAGAGTTATGGCTGTAGCAACAGCTAAAGCTATTGTGAAAACATTGAAAGCTTTAGTTAACGCAGGAATAACCCTTCAGGAGGCCATAAACAACGTTTCTAACATCTATAACATTGCTTCTGATAAAATCATAGACGCACTAGATATAGTGTCTAAAATCAACGAAAATAAGTCTGAGGGTATATCTGAGATAGAGGCTCCAGGATACAATGAACTTTCTTCTGAAATAGATAATCAAATAAAAGAAGGAAATAGTGTTGAGGATGTATTAGATTATGTTCAAGAATCTGATGTATACAAAAACGCAACTGATGTTCAAAGAGAATTATTAGTTCGTGATGTTCGTAAAAGATTTGGTTTAAGACAGAAGTCGGCTCCGTCTGTAGATAAGCTATTTGGTGTTATTAAAGACATCAAGAAGGTTACAATGCGTGAGAAAGACTTACTTATAAAACAAATAAAAGATAAGGCAAAAGGTGCAAGAGAATCTATACAGGTTTGGAAAAAACAAACAGAAGAATTAACTAATGAACTAAATAAATTAAATAAAGAAGGGAAGATAAATAGTAAACAAGTTGGAGCAATACTTAAAAGATTTTCTAAGGTAAATATCTTTAGTGAGAAGTCTGTTGGTAGATTTACTGATTATATGGTAAAAATATTTAACGATGCAAACTATAAAGATAAATTATCTAAAGCAAGAGTAACTTTAGCTTCATTAAAGAAATTATCCAAGAACGAAAGTAAAAACGCAAACCTTAGAGCTGTTGCTTCTGAGTTTGTAAAAATAGACCCTTCTTTAGTAGATAATATTGATAAGTATAATGAAGTTGCCGATAAATTAAAAGCAGCAGTAGATGGCTCTAAAATAAGAAAAGCTGATGTTAAGTTTGCAGAAACAATAAATATCGAAGACACTATTTCTTATATTGAAGAAACCATTGAAGAACAAGAATCAGTAATAAAAGAAGAAAAACTTAAAGAGTTGCAAGATTTATTTGGAGTAGATGCTTCTGAATTTAGTGCTGAAGAAATAGAAGCTTTATTGGAATCAGATAAAGATTTATCTAAAGATGATGAAAAAATAGTTAGAGCTACTATTAAAAAGGCATTTGATATTTATTCTACTGTAATAAACGATATGCTAAACACAGGAATCGACCCTTTCACGGAAGAAGAAGTTACTTTTACTGAGCAAGAAAAAGACATAATCAAAAGGTTTATGGAAATAGACCCTTCTAAATTAGAAGATACAAAAGAAGCACTTAGAACCGTTGACTCTCTTATAAACTTTATACAGAATAAATCTACAGCAGGTATGTTAAAACCAATTGCTGATTTCGAAGGTATAATAGGTGGCAAGAAAGCAGAGTCTGAAGGATTAAAAGCAGTAAGACTTAGAAAGTATTGGAGTGCAAATTTAGGATTAGCACTTGGTAAATCAGTAACATCACTACCTGTATTGTTTGAAAAAATGTTCAAAGGAGTAAATAGAGCGTTAAGAGTTGAAGAATTAACAGGTCTTTCTGATTTAATTAATAATAGCTCTAAAGCAGAGTCTGAATCAAATAATATAGTTAAAAAATATGTGAGTCAGTTCTATAAAACAAAAGCAAATGGAGAGTCTTTTAATTCAGCATACAACGATGTTGAAAGAGGAGTTTTCGCTCACGTTCTTAGAAATGTAATAGGAAGCGAATCAAGAATGAAAAAAGTTTTTGATAAAAGAAAACAAGAAGTTTTAGGCGCTATAGAATTATTATCTAAAAATGGAAATGATTCAGAAATAGAAACTGCTAAAATCTTACAAAAAGTATATGATAAGATATTGGATGGTTCAGAAAATGTAAACGATGTTAGGGCTAAAACTGATATTAATAACACAAAAGCTGTTGATTATTGGGTAAAAGAATGGTCTAATAAATATGAATCATTATCTAATTTAGCTCTTAACTTCTATAATAAAGTATTAGGAAGAGACTTAAACTTTACACCTGATAGGATAAGAAAATTACAGAATAAGATGGGTGATGTTAATTTAGAAGATATTGATTCTCAATTTTTTGCCAATACTGATGATG